ACTATCCTGTCCTGACGGCTTCTGGCTGATGGTATCTGGGCTCGTAGCTGCTCTAATGTGAGAGCGTTGTCACCACCCCTTGCTGGATAATCATTTCTGACGTCTATTGAAGATCTAACATTTGCTGCTACACCAGCTGAAACTGCGTCTGGAAATTGTATTCTCAGCAGCTGCACAGCTCTTATTGTCTTTGATGCCACATTGTGATTTAAGCCTCCGCCGTATCTGTAGGTGACCGTTATTGTTGTAGAGCTCGGTAGAACTCCAAGAGTTTTTGTTTGCAGCAAAGAATTAGGGTCAAGACTAAATCTAGAGATTGTCGTCCTGCCGTACAGCGGCAATGCCAGCGTCTCAGGGTCAGGTATAGCATCATCCTCTGTGGTAAGAGCGTTTCCGCCTCCGAACTGGATGCTTGTCGACCTTGTGGCAGGTGATGATATTGAAACAAATCTCCTAGGAGCCGGAATTACCTCGATAGATCTTGGCACTTCCTCTGAATCTGACGAGAGGTTGGGAAATGTCTTGAAGACCGTGTCCTGACTTAGAGTCTGAACTTCGTAGTATTGATTCCCTTCAGCATCCGTCACACTTAGAATTTCGCTTACATCAGTGTTGTTTAGAGTCAGAGTGAAAAATGGAGCAGGAGAGCTTCCAATTGTGAAAATTTCTGTAGCTATATTTCCGGATGTGCAGACAACATCTCTCTTCAGAATGAAAGTAGATGGGTTGTTGCTGACATCAACGTCTCCAACAACGTAAGCTGCTCTTAGATTTCCTAGTCTATCATTTTCTGCGAAATCAACATCTTCAGTTGTCGTGAACAGTATTCCTGAAGATGAAGCAAGAACTGTATTCTGAAGTATCTTGGGAAGAGCGCTTGGGTCTGGAACATATTTCCCGTTGACTAGCTTAGACGGAGCTTCTATAAATATCGTTGTCGTCACGCTGGAAGGCGACGCTCCAGAAGCTTTGACTCCTGCTTCCTGGAGCATTCTTGAGATATTATCGATCTCTATTGCAGTGCTCCACCCTAACTCTCTAAATTGATGATCCATGTAAAATGACATGGAGTCTGCAACAGTTGCTGCCATGTCTAGAAATAAACCGCCAACGCTGGCTTCGGAGAAATCTTGAATTTTATCTCCGAAGTACGTTCTTGAGTAGCGCAGCAGATCAGCCCTAAACGCGTCGAAGTCTCGAGCGAGATAGGTTCTATTGCGAGCATTTCTAAACTGCTGATCTCCTGCCATTTACCCTCCAAATCTCATTGTCAGTGAGAGTTTCTGGTTGATTATATTCGCGCTTGGAACTGAGTAGGTTATCAGCATTTTTATCAATGCTGTTGCCCCAGTGTCGGAAATTTGATTTGTAAGTGAAAAATCTTCTAGAGATATGAAAGGCATATACTTTTCAGTCGCAGTCTTTATGCGACGCATCGCTTCCTCATCAGCGTCCTCGCTTCCAAGCTCAAAGGCTAGAGGGGCTAAATCAGCTCCGAAATCTGGAAAAGCCAATCTCTCGTTTCGATTCGTTAGAATGAGATTCCTGAAATTGTCTTTTATCTGATCAGCCATGGAACGATGCATCTTAAAGAGACCGTCATCGCTGGTTCCAATTTCGATGGGAGTCTTAATCCCAATGGGCGGAGAAGTTACGCGAGATATCTGTCTTGCGTTAAAGTCTTTTGCTTTTTCTCCGACGCTTTTGAAACTGTAAGATTTTGCCTCTGCCATCTTCGGTCACACCCGCTATTAAATAGCTCAAAGCTAAAAATCATTCACCGTAGATGACGGTTGATCCTAGAGTTGATTGTCTGAACTCTTTAGAGATTCTTTCTTTGGATACAGATGTCAGCGTCTTTAGGCCAGTCAAATTCGCGAGCTCGACTCCGGAAGTGAATCCTAGATCTGCAGCAGGAGGAATCACTGTCGCTGCAGCGGCTCCGAAAGTAGACAACGCTCGCGACAAAGAAGCGACAGAATCATTCAAAGATTGCTGCTGGTCTATCAGCGCGACCAGAAAATCTGAAAGCTTGTCGAGCCTGACGTAGGGCTGGGAAGCTTCTCCGCCGATGTAAGATGAAAGTATGACTTTTTTTCCAGCAATCTGCATGTAGCCATTATCGTTCATAATGATGGCAGACCCGTCTAGAGTTCTTTCTGCTGGACTTATCGGAGGCTCTTTGATTATCTTGACGCTCTTGCGAGAAATTAGCCTTAGATTATCAGCTTTTGTTACTACGAAAGACCCAATTTGGTTCTTCTTATTGTCAGTTTCAGGATAAGCATCGCTGGGTGATCTTAAAGAGAGAAGAGCGTCAGGTCCTTCGACATCGTCAGAGTTTGCAGTTATGTAGATTCTGGCAGCATCATCTGTAAAATTAGCCTCTCCTTCATTTGCAGGCTCATCTGGTCCGACCCGCTTGTCTATCTCTGAATTCAAAAGCTCCATGCTGATCGTTTTGGTAGAAGAAGTCATCTTTCGACCAACTACCATATCGATTGCAGGTTTTCCTCCGAGAACTCCAAGTAAAGAAGCGCTGACCTCAGGGTCTGTCAATCCAGTGTGACCCCTTTCTTCCCCCAACATCAGCAGCGAGTTGTTCGATCCTTGCAGGATGAAATCTCCAGGTCTCTTGGTGTATCTAGGAACCGCATCGAACCTGTGAAATTTACCGGCATGCTGTATTAGTTCAATAATTTCAGTTGGATTAGTTGTCGGAGATTCTGTGGAGTCAAGCTGAGTTGGAGAGCTTGGGTCTGCAGCTGATGATGATTCTGATTCTTTCTCTGAGAATTTGTCGCTTGTCCTTTTCTTATTTGACGCTGAGCTTGTCGAAGTTTTGTAAGTTCTTCTGTTGTAAGCGTAATTTGTGTCCTCAACATGACGAGGACCATGAACACGTGAGATCCAGTATCCGATAGCCGATCTTCCCGGGGGATCATACTCTTCGAACATCACCCAAACTTCCTCTCCAGGCTTAACAGGCATAGAAAAGTGAGATGAGAAGAACGGGTAACATATCACCTCCCCCTCATCTCCTCCGTTGGATTTTGACTCAGCGTTCGAAAGAATCTTGACTGCAAGCGAGTTTCTAGGTAGATTCTTTAGATTCTCATCTCCAGCAATTTTGCCAGCATACTCAGATATTGTTTTTCGAGTTGGTATTTTTGGCTGAGATGGATTCGAAAGAACATCTGTTACCAGAGCGCGAACAAATGCAGTCGGCATTTCTTACTTCTTTATCCTATCAAAGATATCGTCTTCTGATATCTGGTCAGAGGAAGTCTCGGAATCAGCTATTAGCTTAGCTAGATTAAGCAACTGTTCATTGCTCTTTGACATGCGCTCTAGATACTTTGTCAACGTCTGACCAAGCGTTGCGTGATCCGCAGATGATCCGCCCATGTTGGAATACAGGTCCGTGAAAAGTATGTGAGCGTTGGTCCGATCGACTATCGCATTCTCGTATATCTCTTTCCAGAGAAGCTTCTTCTTCTCAGAAGCGCTCTCGATGGAATCTAAGATATCAGAGAACTGCTCAACTTTCTTGTCATTATCTTTAAGTTTCTCAAGTATCTTATCGATCGAACCCATCAGAAGAAGTCTCCATTTTTAGTTATCATCTTGTACTGCTTTCTGATGGATGACATCGCAGAACCTAGCTGCTTCTGATTTAGATTAGAGATGTTCTTGACATAGACAAAAACTGCTCTCTTGTTCAGAAAGTCCAGATCGTCTATCTGACTAAAGACGGTTATGATCGCATCAATGCAAGACTGCTCATGGGGTTGATAAAGATTTCTCTTTATCCGCTTCATCATCTCAAGGATCAAATCTCTACGACCAGCTTCTATCATCTGCTCTTCAGGATTTGGTCCTATCTGGCTGTTGTTGTAGTACTCAGCTTCCCTAGAATTGCTTTCCTTCAAGTCCTCGATAGAAACGAATCTCTTTACCTTCTTCTGCCTGTTCTTGGAATAGATGACAAGCCAATTTCTAGCGACAACATTGAAGTATGAGAAAGCTTTGCTTCCCCTTGACGCGTCAAACTTGTGAAGCGATTCATACAGAAAAGTGACGCAGTCATTTTTCAAGTGCTCAATCGGCTCATTCGGAGCGGCAAATCCATATATGAAAATGAGACTTTCGACCAGCTTATCAAAAGCCGGCATGATCCTGTTCACATAGATGCTGTGCTTATCTTCAATGACTGAAGCTGCTTGAAACTCTTCTATTGCCTTCTGAGTCTCAGCGTCAAAATATAGGGTTCCAGTTCCGTTGCCCCGTTTAACTACTCTTTTTGCTGCTGCCACTCTCTTCCTCTTCTTCTTGGATCGATGTTAGCTGGTTGGCTACGTAAAGTATCGTCTCTCTTGACTTCCGTATGTCTTCAACAGCGCGCTTGATCTCTGGTGAATCATAAAAGAGTGGTACTTTTAGTATCTTCGATATTGAATTATATCTTTTGTCTAGCTCGTCAAGTGATTCTTCGATTGCATCCTGCACGCGAAGCATCGTCATACCCATCTTGTAATTGTAATACAATGATGCTGCTAGCGCAACAGTCTCAATAGAGACTGCGACAATCAAGAATATCATCACTTTAGCATATCTCCGATTGAATTTTCATAAAACTCATCGATGGCTTGTGGGCTGTGAGACTGAACTAGAATCTTTGATAGATCAAGAGCCCATTGCTTTGGATTCTCATGAGAAGATCTGAACTTTCTGACCTTCTTCTTGAAATCAGGCTCCCTAACCTCAGCCCACTTTGTCCCTGCCATCCAGATATTATTGTCAACTCTTGTCTGATGTATCGGAGACATGTCATACTCAAGCCTCACGAACTTTCCCTTGTTCATAAAGTCCATGTGACCAGATTGCTCAGTCGCGATCACTGGAAGCCCGCTGGCAGCAGCTTCCAAGATCGGAAGACCAAATCCCTCTCCACGAGTTGGAGCCACAAGCGCTTTCACGCTGGGATGACGATAGAGTCCAGCTATTTCTGAGTTTGATGTCATGCCATGAATGATATGAACTTTCGGAAATGGTCCACGACGAACTTGGCTTATGGCAGATCGAAGAGAAGATTCAACTCCGTCCCAATCCAACCTAGTGCCTCGCCCGATGCTTGTCTTCAAGATGATTCCAACATCAGGATCATTTGAAAACTCTTCGCAAAGCCACTTCAAAGCAAAGAACAAATTCTTTCTATCATTGAAGGGATTATTCCCAGTCATCGTACCGACCAGAAGAAAATTGAACTTTGTCTCAAAATTGATGTTGATCTTAGAGTTCGGGTCTGTAACTTCTGGAATGAAGCTCTCTGGGATAACAACAATCGGAACGACCACTTCTCCTGTACTTCTAAGAGTCTTTTCGCAGAATTCTGAGGGAACAACCACCGCGGTCATCGCGTTGCAGCATCTGATCCAGTCAGGGTTGCACTTGTCAGACTCTACCACCGCTGTAACGCCGATGTTCTTATATGCTAGATTCGGTGACCATTCATTCGGCAGCTGTATCTGAAAAGATACGTCAAACTTTTGGCTCGGCTCGACGCTTCTTTTCATAATTTCGCCGATTAGACCACTCTCAGCAGACGGATCTACGTACCAGCTGGTCGAGCCCCAGGGAAGTATTTGGACGCTGATTTCATCATCTGGATGCTTTTTGAGCAACCATCGAAACACCTGACGAGCATGATTTCCATACCCAGACTCGCTAAGGAGCGGACCTCTTACCAGTATCTTCTTGCTCATACTGTCACCTTCTTCCAAGACTTGTATCTGCTTCTCCAGTTCTCAATCGTCTCTTTCAGGGTCTCATCCCAACGATCAATTACCTTGTCGTAAGAGAATTCTTCCTGAGCATATCTACGAGCTTTTTCACCCAGCTCTTTCCTCTCGGCAGGAGACATCCTGTAAAGCTTCTCTATTGCTTTAGCCGTCGAATCGATCGAGACGTAATCCTCGTAAATATATGGGACCATCTGAGAGCCAACAAGCGTACGATTATCAATCGGAAGAGCGACTCCATTCTCTGACCCATCTCGATGATCAACTACCTGACGAGTGAGACCACCTGTCATTGCAGCAATGATCGGACGGCCGCATTGCATAGCCTCTAGGGTCGCAAGCCCGAACCCTTCAGCATACGAGATATTAATGCATGCATCAGAGATATTGTGAAGAACATTCATCTTTTCGAAATCGATACGATCGGTCGAGAAAATAACACTGTCCTGAACGCCGAAAAGCTTCACAACTTCATGAAGGTTTGGGCCCTCCTGATCAAGCGGATCAGTGTGCATGATTAGAGTTGCGTCCCTCTTTCCTTCCTGACGAATCTTCTTGACAAACACCGACCAGGCTTCTATCACATCGCTCGGACGCTTCCTACGAGCATTTCGATTCACCCAGAATAGAACAAAATTATCCTTCTTTTCATTTCCCAGAATCTCAGCTTTCCTAGCTGCTCTCTGCTCATCCGTCAAAGGATAGAAAATCTCTGGCGGGAGAGCATGAGGTATGAAATTGGTCTTTTGCGGGAAATCCTGCTTGCAGATCTCATACGTAAGATACGAGTGGCAATTTATCAAATCAGTAGAGTCATAGAATGGAGCGTTGAATTCCGGCTTAGGCCAATTATCCCAGACGTGCCACCACGCTATTGGACACGTCTGGTGAATTTCGTCCTCCATCTCGAACAACCAGATGAAGAATCTAGGGTCTGTGAAAATAAGAACTAGGTCAGGCTTCTCTGTCGCCAAAGTAACACGAAGCATGTCTTTAGTTCCAAATCCGTCGATCGGCTTGATGATGAAATCATCATTGACAATGACCGTTCTGTAATCAGAATGCTTGATAGCAGCGCCGAACTGCCTGAAGGTCCAGCCTCCTTTCTTCAGGAGACCGTTGACTAGATGCCTGGTCTGCGTTCCGACGCCTGATGTCGACAAAGCATGATCTGATAGTATCAGAATCTTTTTCTTCTGCAAGAAATTTTCCTCTTTCGAAAAAATTAAGAAGAGAGACGAATAAGTAAATTTAAGTGCAGTGCTCTGTGTTCGCGTATGGACAGTACAAGCACGACTGACGATTCTTAACTTTCACTCCCTTTCGCATGCCAGCGATCGTGTTCGAGACAAGCTTGTTCGCTTTCTGCATTGCGACAGGACCGACTGAAACAGTGAAGAGCTCGACGCACTTTCCAGTCTTGGCACCCTTCTTCAGCAGAATGTATCCACACTTAACGTAACGGGCTCCATCGAAAAGTTCCTTGTGCTTATTCATCAGATATGACTTGTAGAGAGCAACCTGGGCAAGAGTGAGTGGGTCCTGCTTCTTCTCAGCTCTCCAACCTCCTGCTCCTGCCGTCTTCCAGTCCAGAACCCAAAGGTCGTATCCGCCCTTCTCGCGAGGCACCTTGATGATGCAGTCCACGAACCCCTTGAAGTAAGCGTCTCGATCCTCGATAGACTCATACAACGCTTCCTCTGCAGATACTGTCTCCCAGCCCGGAAAAGTCTCGTCTAGCCACGCTGGAACTTCCTCAAGCGCATTCTTGGCCCAAGTTGCCCACTTCTCAGCTTCTGGAAAGCCCTTTGAATCCCAAGCTGAAACAATGTCCATCAAGCATCGGTCGATGTCCATGACTCGAGTCTTCAGGTAATTTTCACAGGCAGCATGAACTGACGTTCCAAAGTCAAGATGCTCGCTCGGCTTATCAAGATTGATCTTCTTGATCTGCTGGAGGTAATGACGATATGGACACTCGTTCCAGCTTCTAACCTCAGAGTAAGAAACGTGAGCCTTTCCGGTGGGAAGAAGGTTGTCAGACAAGCTCCCTCCTGGACTTCTGGAGAGCGGAGCCGATCACCTGATGCATATCATAATACTTGTACTCTGACAACCTTCCTCCAAATAGAACGTTTGATTCATTGTCAGCTAAGCTACGATACTTCCTGTAGATCTCATTGTTCTTCTCATCCCCAATGGGATAGTAGGGAACGGAGTCCTTGCTCCACTCAGCCGGAAATTCCTTGGTCCAGATTGTCCTAGGAGTCTTGTCAAGGTCCTGAG